CTATTCCTTATGCCGCTATTTTTTCAAACTGTGCCCTCGTCATTCTCGTGATAGAGCCGCCGTGATATACCTCCATCGGGAAATTTAAGAAGTTCAGCGAAACAACCGGCTCCGGATAGCACCTGCAATTAAAAGTATTTCCTGCGTGGTAATTGCCATACGGCTTTTCTTTTCCGGGCACGAGGGCTTCCGGACTTGGCGGGTCGCCCCAGCTTACCAGAACCATCCTCATGTGAGCGTGAGAAGTTCTCACACGTGAGTCGCCTGAAGTCCGCCACACATACCAGTTGATGCCAAGCGATTCCGCACGCGCTTGCGTAAGTGCAGACTGGGTCTTGGCGACCTCAGTCCGTGCGATAAGGTTAATTTGTTTATCAGAGATATACTTGTACTGCTCTTTGAGGTCTGCCGCAATATCCCCGGCTCTGCGACCTTTGAGCGTTTCGTCCATGATATAGTCGTTGAGCTCATCTGCGACACCATAAGCAAGTCCTTTTATGTGCCGGGCGTTGTCATAAACCATATTGATGAAGGCATCGCCGTGTGGGTTATTCTTCAGCTCCTTCATAATCGCTTGATACATTTCGTTACCGCGGCCGGCTTGCCTTGCTGCATCTCGCCATGTTGCGCTGATACCAGAGCTGACCTGTGTGGTCATGTGCATGGCAAGCGACTCGCAATACTTCAAAAACTGAGGCTGCTCTGCAAACCGTTTGAGTATCCGCACATAGTCCTGTGGGTTCCTTGCTTTCGCTAACCGAGCGTCGAGCTGACGCATCATGTTTTTCATCGCACGTGCATACTGCCGCTCTATCCGGTTCGGTAGCTGCCATGATTTCATAAAGAGCCTCCTATTGACAAATGACTGCGGTTGTGGTATTGTAGAGCCATCTAATAAAGCATGTGTGTAACTGCGGATGAATCGGAGTCCACCGCCTTAGTTGAGGGGAATACTCCGTCCCTCCACACAAGCTTTATTTGCTTTTGCGTATTTCTGCGGCGAGCTGCTCTTTGCTTTTCCTTCCGGCATCATCAATCCAGTGCATATTTACAACCTCAAGATTTCCTGAGCCTGTCTTTTTTACCTGCAGCAGGGATATCGCGCTTTTATCGGGACCGGTTCTCGAGATGAAGTTGAAGTAAGGTTTTTTAGCGTTACCTTCTAAAACAGCATCGGGCTTGTAAAGAGCACTGCCGACAATCTGCTTATACTCCGACGGACTTACATCCGGGTGATGCTTCATGTTCTTTTCTATGATGCCCTGCTTCAGCAGCACGGGTTTGTCCTCAATTCCAAGCCTTGACAGTTCCTCTTTGTTCAGTCCCGGAAGCGTTGAGTCGCCGTCAGGATTAATTACAATACTGTCTATTTTCGCTTGCTTTTCAGCTTCGGAAGTGACACCGCTTACTTCCTCGCTCGACGAAGGAGCTGCTGATTGGCTGGCAGATGCTGAGGCTGTTGGAGAAGCTACAGGCTCGCCGGCATTGGCTACCTTGCCGGTTTTTGGAGGTGCTACTGGAGATCCTGCTTCAGAGGATGCCGAAGGAGCTGGCGAAGGATGCACGGGCTCTATGTCCGGCTTCTCGGTTACTGAGCCTGATGATGAACCACCACCGCTGCCGAATGTACCGTCGGGATTGCGCGGTTGGTTCGGGTCAAAGTCTTTTGAGCCGCCTGAGGATGGCGAATTACCAACAGGCGGCACGTTAAAATTTACGTTGTCATCCATATCCAAGTCCGGAGGCTCGGGAATTTCTTCACCGGCAGGAGCAAAGCTCGTTTCCGCTGAGTCTATATCCTCGTCGGAAATGGATCCCCACATGCCGGTTGACTCCGAAGACTCGCGAAGCTCGGTAAGCGCAATGCGCTGATTGATAATACCGGCATTGAATACTTCGGATACTGCCTGTGCAGTATTGCGGACGATGTTTTTCTTTTCGTCCTCTGTCGCACGGCGGCATGGGTTAAACTTAAAGTCGAGGTCGTCGGGTATCGCTCCAAACTCCGACATACACATAATCGGGAGCAGCTTATCAATTACCGGTCGAAGGTAGCCTTCCTGCTTTTCCTCAATGCTGTCGTAGTAGTTCTGCATATCTGACTCACCTGTTGAGTTCATGCCGGCAGGAGAGCGACCGAACAGCTTTGTAACTGGGATCTCCCCTGCTCCGGATATATCGAGCATAAACATCTCGTATATATCAGATAAGCCGGAAAAGGTATATTGATGCGTTTCAAAGCCATCTTGCGGACCGATAATTTGCATACCCTGGTTGCACATCATCCAGTTCATCATGGTTAACGTGTTGTACAAATCGTTTTGTACTTCCGTAGGCATGACTGCTAACTGGTCGAAACCATCGAGCTTATAGACATTGAGGTTTGCCCTGAATACGAGCGAGGCGATATTGTAAGAGGTGTTATCGTACTTTTTGAGTTCCTCTAGGATGTGCTCAATTTCCGATGACCCCCAGTAGAGTTCCATAACCTGCTCGATGTATGGCAACGGACGTCCGATAAAACGAATTATTCGAGAGTGGTGCACTCGCAACCCAAGCCCGATCGCACTTGTTGTGATGTTATAAAACTCAGGCAGCCCGAAGTCCGGGTCACTTATATCATGCACAAGGGATGAGCTCGGCGAGATGCCGCTCCAACGGTCGAGGATGACTAAGCCCTTGAATGTGCCGGGCATAATCATATCGAAGTCGAGCGGCTCATCAAGAATATCCTCATGACCTTCAATCATGATAACTGCAGCCGCGCCACCGTAAAGCCGCCCCCACTTCATGCCCTCTAAAATCTTAGATCGAACACGGGAGCGACGTTCAAGCTTTGATATCTGTTTCTTTGCATCCGGCGAGAGCTGCGACTCTATCTTGTACCAGTTCTTTGTCATGTCCTCGGGTACAACATCAATCAGCCTTTTAATAACCCAGTTCTGGCGGTATAGGTTGTTAAGCTGCATAAAGTCAGCCGTTATGTTACCCCGGGTATAATGGGTAGCCTCTATCATGTTGACAGAGTCAGCACCGATTCGTGCGAGTGGGTTTGAAAAGGCATCCCTGGTCATCCTATCAAGACCACCTGCTTGCAACCCGAAAGGAAGCCCCGATAATATACCGGGGACAGTTCCTTTATTATTACTCTGATTAGCACCGGCATTTTCCGATCCGGCAGTAACAGATGTCGGGTTCTTGTCTCTCGCTACCTGCGGTCTGTGTTGTTGCGGAGTTCTGCCGCTACGTCTTTTATTCTTTCTACCCATAACTATGCAGCGAACCTCCTTTTCGTATAAATAACAGTTGCGACCCCGTATCTCAAGGAGTCGCAAGCGTGATCGTTTGCTTTGACAGGTTTCTCCTGCCCTCGCTCTCCAGCCTTTTCATCCCACACGTAACCCATGAGCTCATTGATAAGCCGGATGCATTTTCGGTTGATTTTAAGAGCCTTCATATTGAACATTGAGGCAACCTTGCTGATGCCTTCCCGGACTTCGTTGTTTGCATCCTTTACCCTGTACCCTCGATTGCGGAGCTCCTGCTTGAAACTAGCTGCCGAAGGGTCGAGGACAACATATATAATATTGTCGGGTGCACCTGCAAATTCGACAAAGTCATCGGCATACTCAGTATCACTTTTTTGCTTGCCCTTTTCCTTCGAGGAGTAATAATACTCGTTCGTAATCCATGCCGTTTTACTATCGTCTGTTATATCGAGAAACGACATTGGGTTTGACGTGCCATAGTCAACGGTTATGTAGCGGCGACCGATAATCGGAGCCTCGAGACTTTCCTCATCATAGCAGTGTATATCCTCGTCGAACATATCATAGATGAGTCCGTCGGCTGCGCACCAGAGCCCTTTCACGAACCTACGGAAGAATACACCGCTGTGCAGCTCACGGTAGCGAGCTTTTATCTTTTCCGAAAGTGACAGGTTATCGTCCATCGTGAAATGAATATGCAATAAATGTTTCCAGAGCGAGTCGCCTTTTTCGTCGAGCTCCTCAGCACCGTCCGGTTTATAGCAGAGCAGCTTATCAAGCCACTCGACTTTGAACCAGTGCTTCGGATGGTCGGGGTTACAGTTAAACCACAACTTTGAACCGTCAACAGAGCAGCGACCGGTAGCCTGGTCTACAAAGCTCCGGGGCATCAGCGCAACCTCGTCAAATAAAGCACCGGCGGCGGTTATGCCTTGCACAAGGTCTTGGCTGCCTTCGGTGTTACCTCCGAACAGATAAAAGTAGTTCACGATATCGCCTTTGGATACCGTGAGCATATTCTCGTTGCGGCTATCTTTTATAGTATAGCCGTGAGCCTTCATCTGCCGTTTCCAGTATGTGACGACATTGCGGCGAAGTGAGCCGATGGTCTTCCCGCAAATTATGAAGTTTTCCTGATTGAAACAATGCATCGCCCACAGGCCGTAGGACAACGACATGGCGATAGTCTTGCCGGCACGTATAGAGCCGTCGCAAATAATACCGTCCATATCCTTCATGGGCGAGTTAGGCAACCACCACGTGAGTACAAGTTTTTGCTTGATGCTGAAGGGCTTATAATGGAAAGGGATATCCTCCCTGCTTTTTGACCGCTGCCGCTTGATATGCCGTTGCAAATTAACGACTCGTTCATGCTGAGAAGGGCGGCTTGTTTTTGTTTTATTCATCAGTCAGCTCCTCATCGGGCTCGACATCATCACCCCATAAGTCATCGACCTGCCCCATCATTGCCTCTAAGAAGTTAGACGAGCCGCTTTGCTCCTCATCGTTACCGACTTGGTACATTGCTTCAGCTTTTACAAGCTCGAGCTCATGCCGCTTATCGTCGTATTCCATGCGGTGGGTATCCATCGGGTTCAACTTGAAGTACCGCTCCAAGAACGCAAGCGATCGCTGCTTATCGGCGAGCTTAATCTTCGCGCCCTCACGACCTTCTGATACTTCGGTGATGAGTTGACCGTCTACCTTTGCAGAGTCCCGGAGCTTGACAACATTTATAGACTTTGTAACTGGCATTTGTTTCTTGGTTTTCGGGTGCTCCATCATTAAAACAGTACCGTTAAACGTGACGGGTACGAGCTTGCTTTCAAACTCTACATAGTCGTGAATGTCTGCAAATGCTATCTTCATGTGCATTGCGACAACGTCTTTACCGGTGATGCCGCCGTACTCTAAATGTATGATTTTGCGGAGTTCTTTGATTTCCTGTTGAATGTTAGCAAATGTTAGCATCCGCGAAGCCGACGAGCGTGCCGCATTGTAAGTGCAGTCAAAGGCTCCAACATAGGCTTGTGTTGCGTTACAGGTTCGCACGAACCGCAAGCAGAAATCTTTTTGCTGTGCAGTCAGTTCCTCGTTTTCTTCAACACGCTCAACGAGCTTTTCGTCAACGGTCTTGGGCTTCGCTTTCCGTGTCGGCTTTTTAGGCTGACCGCTCGGGTTGCTCTTTGACCGCTCGGGTTTCTTTTTTCCGTCCCAGTTCTGAGTAGACTTCCAACGTCGAACCGTACTGTCGGACACCTTCAGAGACTTGGCTATATCAATGAGCCTTTCACCGGCTAAGTACCGCTTCTCGGCTTCGATGCTCAGCGGATTGCGAGCATTAGCCATTATAACCACCTCCGAAATGTGCTACCCCATGTAATGAGCGACCCTCCTAATATGAATACTACTTATAGCACAATGCCTTTATTCGCTGCTCCGCTAACAGCACGTACTCAGGGTTTAAGTCAATTCCTATATATCCACGTTCTTCTTCCACCGCGACAAGACCTGTCGTTCCCGCACCGAAGAAAGGGTCAATCACGATTCCACCAGGACGACTTCCGGCAAGAATGCAGGGACGAATAAGGTCAGGAGGAAATGTTGCAAAGTGCGCTCCCGGAAACGAGCGTGTCGGTATCTTCCATACATCGCGCTTGTTTCGATGAGTCGTCATGTGCTTAAAGTTCTGCAGCTTTCCTTCTTTGCGGTACTTCCCGTTACAAACATGCCGTCCTCTGGCAACCCTGTGATCTCCTGCGTATGCAGAAGGTTCTTTTATCGCTTCGCTGTTATAATAATATCGTCGTGATTTTGCCAGCAGAAATATATGTTCGTGAGATTGAGTGCAGCGATCCTTCACACTTTCCGGCATTGCATTCGGCTTGTGCCAGATAATATCGTTACGAAGAAACCACCCCTCTGCTCTGAGCGCAAACGCAAGCAT